TGCTGGTCTTAATCCAGCACAGGGACTTATCTTTATGCTACAAGCATTAGGCGCTAAGATTATTTCTAAAGACATGGTTATGCGTGAACTACCATTTGGTATTAACGTAACTCAAGAGCAAGAAAAAATTGAGATTGAAGAAATGCGTAACTCATTACTGGGTGCATTGGGGGCATATACTCAAGCAATACCTCAAATGGCTACACAAGGAATGGACCCATCTGACATTATTGTAAAGATTTCAGATGTAATTAAAGCCCGTCAAAAGGGAGTAGCAATTGAGGATGCAATTGAAGAAATCTTCAAACCTGAAGAATTACCTCCTGCTGGCGCATCTGAGGTTGAGCAAACGTCCCCTGCTCCCGCCGCTCCAGTAGGAGGCATCCCTCAACAACAACAAGGTGGCGGACTGCAAAGTCTTTTATCTAGTTTGACTGCAGGTGGTCAAGCAAGTGCTAGTGCAAGGACAGTAGTAAGAAGATAATTTAGAAGGGGACCATGACAGCAATAGTTGGAATACAAGGTAAAGGCTGGGCTGTTCTAGGCGCAGATACTACAACCTCATATCAAGACAGACCATACGTGGCTAAAGGGTGTGAGAAGATAGTCAAGATTGGTGAGTATCTAATTGCAGTTGCAGGTGATGCAATTGTAGGAGATATCCTTAATAACTTATGGCAACCACCTAAAGTAATTAAGACGCAAGACCCAGATAGATTTATGATGATTAGAGTATTACCATCTATGAAGCAAACTATAATAGATGGCGGATACGACCCAACACCTAAAACAAAGAATGATGATGATTCAGGTTGGGATGCATTAGTTTGTTTTAATGGTAGGTTATATCAAGTTAGTGATGACTATGGATATATGCGGGATGACAAAGGTTTATATGCAATAGGTTCTGGTGGAACCTTAGCCCTTGGTGCATTAGCAGCACTAGAGTCTGAAACTAAGACTCATGCTAAAGCATCTGGTGCGGCAAAGAAAGCAATTAACATAGCAATTGAATACAACGTATGGTGCGGTGGAACCGCAACCGTTAAAACACAATTTACTAAGTAGGAGGAAGTGTGGAACAACAAGGTGGATATAGAGAACCGAATAACCCAGCCCCAGTATCAGGCCCTGGCTCTCTTAGTCAGCGTACTGACGGGGGTCCAACACAACCCGCAACCTACATCTCAGGATTACCACAAGGACAGGGACAACAAACTTACGACAATCAAGTAGCAGCACCTATGGCTGGCAATCCATACCCTAAAACAAATTTAAATCTTGGCGGTATGTCAGACATTATTCCATTAGATGCGCCTACTCGCCGTTCTGCAGAGCCAGTAACTAGTGGTATTGATTTAGGAGCAGGTGCAAATTTTGCTTCATTAAATCTTCCTAACTCAGAACCAACATTACTTTCAATCCTTAGCAACATTGCACAGTATGACCCTAGTGGAGACTCTGAATTAATTTATAGAACGCTAGAAGATAGAGGATACTAGTGGCTTATAAACCATTAAATCCTGTAGTAGCAGAGGTTAGCCCAAATCTTTATAAGGCTGCTGTAACTGCTAACCTACCACCTGAGCAACAGAAGATAATTGAGCAGATGTCCTTTACGCATAAAAAGGCTAAAGACCTGCTTAAATTAAGTGAAGAGCAGGCTAGAAAACAATTTCTTGAATTAGACCCAATTGTCCAATCTAATATGAGATATCTTTTTCCTGACAAAAAAACATTTGAAGCCGAACAAGGATTACTTGGTAAGGCTACTCAAGCAGTTTCTGGTGCTGTAACTAATGTGTTTAAGGGTATATCAAGTCCTTTATTAGTTGGTTTTGCTGCAGGTGATATTTGGGGCAAAGTAGTTAATACTGCTCCTACAATTTATCGTCAAGTAAAACAAAAAATTCCATTTTCTAAAGAAGTTATTAAAGATGGTTTTAATGGAAAAAATTCTTTTAAATGGGATAGAGTAGATGAGTTTGAACAAAAGTATGGTAAGGGTATAGTATCTTTAGTTACCTCTACTATTGATGGTAAAACACCAGGCGAAGCCATTGATGAATATGGCAAGGTAGATGCTGAAATTCTTGATGCAATTAAATTCTACAATGATGAGCCACAAAAATTTAATAAAATTTTAGAAGAAGTAAAAATGAATGCCCAGATATCTCCAGGTAGAGATGTTGCAGGCAGAGCAATTCAAGACCGTGTTAATAATAAAATTGATACAGTTCCAGAAAGATTGTTAAAAAATCTAGGAATTGATATGTCAACAGAAGAAGGTATACTAAAGGCTCAAAAAGTAGTTTCTGGTCCTATTGATGGTTTATATCAGATAGGCATTGACCCATTCTCTTGGGCTGGTGTTGGTACTGCACTTAAAGCAGTAACTAAAGGAATTGAAGGAGTCAAGGCTACACCTACAGAAGCATTAAGATTTGTTGGTCTTAAGAGTCGTGGCGAAAAAATCAAAGACAAGTACCAGTTCTTAGCAGAACGTGGCGATGTTACAGCAGGTATGGATTTTGTTTTTAGACAACCAGATGTAATTAAACTTTGGGATGAAGAACTAGGTCCTATAGTTAGAAACTTTGCTAATGCTAAGACATCTCAAGAAAAAGCAAGTGTCTATCGTACTGCTAAAACTCAATATCCAGAGTGGGCTAATACTGAGATATTAACAGGCCTAGCAATAGGTAAAGCCTTTGATGCTAACTCTGCAAGAAAATTCTTTGTTGATATAGATGATAAAAATTTATTAATGCAAGGCAATTTAGACGGAGTATCTTTTTATAGAAATGCTATTCCCGTATCTAAATCTTACAGAAATCTTACATCTTCAGTTCATCAAACAGCAGATGCAATCTTTAATCCAAGTGTTAAAACTGGCGAAATTGCTAAGAATGTAGATAGTATTAGACTTGGCTCTGCAATGGATATACTTACTAAAGTATCCAATGAGAGAGATGTTTTAATTAATCCAGCAATGGCTGATTTAATCAAACTAGAAAAAGATGTTAACGTTCTTCACAAGGCTGGTAGAGTGCTTCAAAGAAGCCCAGGCCGTATTCTTTATGGCGAAGATGCTATTAAAACAGTTGATGAAGTTCGTGATTTAGCGGCTCAAGTTGTAAGAAGAGACCTTGCGGATACAATTGCTTTTGAGTTTTTAAACCAAAGTGAAGAATATCAAAGAACAATAGTTCGTAATCTTTCTTATGGATATATGCTTAAACAGGGAATGGTTGGTGTTCCCGATGGCAAGAATCAAATGTCGGAAATTTTGAATGCTACCTTTAATGAAAAAGCAGGTATGTATTCTACGGTTCGTTCTGAAGTGCCACAACACTTTGTTGGCCGAGTAAGTCGAGAAGCCTATACTTTAGAGAACGATGTAGCAGTGCAGTCAAGCAAAGGTATAGTTCAACTATCTCAAACTGCTGAAGGTACAGCACCTTTGCCATATGAAATCATTGCAGAGAATGCTGCTATTGCTAAATTCAAAGGCAAAGATAAATTAAAGTTTATGACACTACTTGGTGGCATAACTAGAAATAAATTTACTCGTGCTTACAGCAATTTTTGGTCTACATTTACATTGTTCCCTAGACTCGGAACAAGAACAAGTATTGATGAAAGTTTTTTCTACTTCTTAACTGCACCTACAGACGAATTAATTAAGTTTGCTTTTGGTGGTCGTAAAGAAGTAAAAGCACTAAGTGCAATTAGTGGTTCTAAATCTGCTATTGGCTATAAGCGTGCAATCTACAAACTATTTCCTAAAATGGATATTACTCAGAAGATTCCATTTGATAAGCGTGTAGAACTTGTAGAAGAACTTGCCGCAAAATTAAAGATTACACCAGAACAAGTTCAACAAGAAATGATTCGTACTGAACTAGTTAATAGATACGAAGAAATTGTAGGAACTCAACTACCACCAGGCGCATTAGATAACATGCGTAAGTTATTAAAGAATAATCCTTCTGCTGTTGATTCTATTGCTAACTCTATGGGTGCAAAGACCAGCCTTTCCGCAAGAGTAGATAAAGAATTTGTAAATGCTCAGTTTACTCCATCTAATTTAACTAAGATGTATGAGGCAAACAATCTAAAAGCCTCTAAAAAGTATAGAGCAGTTGATATTAATGAGTTAAATGACTTAGAAATAGCAGTTGCTCACTTTGATAACTTTAGTATTCGCTTTTCTTACAATGGAAAAACTGTAGGTGAGCAACAATACGTTAGTCCAGTTACTCCATTTTTTAGGCACAATGCTTTAAAGACTGGTGGAGACTTTGAATTAGCCAGAAGAGATATCCTAGACCAAGTAGGCGTACGGGCTGATTTAGATTTAAATACATTTGACGCTTTTAATCTTAAGAAAGTAAAAGATTTCAATAAAGAATTTAGCACAACTGTATATTATCGCCAGCAAGGTATGAGCGAAGCAGATATTGCTAGGGTTCACATAGATAATATGTTGATTGATATGTATGACACCTTTCATGGTGGTCCAAGTTCATACAATCAAAAGTTATATGATGCTATTGTAGAACGTCACCAAGGGTTGTATGGTTCATTAGCCAGTTCTAAATCAATATCAGGTGGAAATGCTGGAAAGGGAACACCACTTGGAGATGCAAAAGATATTGCTATGCGTTCTGAGTCAAATGCAGCAATAGTTGAACTTGCTGATTTAGATGCTCAGAAAAAAATAACAACTGTTGTTCCAAATGGTGTTGGAAAAACTTCTAGCGAAACAAGTTTATTAAGACTTGGACCAGCAACTGGTGATTTATCTGGAAAAACAATTATGCTTGCTAGAAATGGTAAGTTAGCCAATAAAGAATTACGACCAGAAACTATTAAAAGTATTGTTGATGCAAATGCGGCTGGTGCTAAATTCGTTGTTGGTGATATGCCAAATGTTGATAGTCAATTCCATGATTTATTAAACAAAATTGATGCTAAATATACAATTTTTCATACAGGAACTGAACCTCGTACTGGTGTAGTACAAAAACCTAAGAAAATGGTTAAGGCTGCTTGGGCAAAAGCCTCTGCTTCGCTAACTCCAGAAGAATTTATTAGCCTTACTAAAGGATTCCGTCCTGCCAGTGGACAAATTAATACACGTTTAGTCTTTATGGGTGGAGAAGCAGACCTTAAAGGCCTAGAAGATGTTAATGGAAATGGTGAAATATTAGGTAAATTCCAAAACTGGGCTATGGATATTATGGATGCACAAGTAAATGGTCTATATCGTCAGCCTGCTGTTTGGATTACATACAGTAAATACATGGATGACCTTGCTCCATATGAAAAGAAACTTGCTACTCAATACAAGAATGCTATTAAGCAAGATAATCCTTTGATTTCAGATGCAAAAGCAGCAAAACTTGCTAATGCTCAGGCAGAAAAGCAAAGAGTTGAGTTAGCCTGGAATGGTGCAGTAAATGAGTTAATAACATTTGCTGATAATCCAAATATTAAAACTAATTTTGCTGTATCCGTTCGCTCAGTAGGTCGTTTTTATAGAGCAACCGAGGACTTCTATCGCCGTGTATATCGTTTATATACAAAGAAACCATTGCAAACTTTATATCGCTTAAGACTATTACACACAGGCTTACAGGCTAGTGGTGATATTTATGAAGACGATAAGGGAGATATATACGTAACCTTCCCTACGGATATTATAATAAACTCTGCAGTAAATCCTATTATTAAAGTTTTCGGTGGCGATTTCAAAGTTCCATCCTTTAACGATTTTGCTATTAAGTTAAGATTAATTAACCCATCCTTTGCCCCAGATGCTGGTCAACCAGCCTTTAGTGGTCCAGTATCAGCGGTTGGTTTATTAACTTTAAAGGCTTTCTTACGTGAACTACCTTTAATTCCAGGTCCCATTAAGGATAAGATTGATGCACCCGCAAGTAAGGCGGCAGATGCTATTAATACTATAGCCCTGGGCAACATAGGTAAAAACTTAGACTTACGTGAAGCAGTAATGCCTTTGCTAGGTTCTACAATTTGGACTAGCCTATCTCCTACAGAATCAGACAGACAAAAGTCTACAGCCGTACTTCAGGCTATATCTTATTTTCAAGCATATGGGTACAATCTACCAGCAGATGCTACAGTTGAGGAAACAGATAAGTACCTAAGTAATCTAAAGATTGCAACAAACTCAGTTGTCGTAGGACGTAACTTCCTAGGCCAGATATCACCAGCATATCCAGCATTACGGGATACAAAAGGTTTACCTGCTTATATGAAGGATGTTGGTATTACTTCATTTAAAGCAGAGTTCTGGGATATCTACAACAGCATTCTTCGTAATGATTCAGAGAATGCAACAGATGCATTTGAGTTAGCACTGGCTACATTCATTGGTAAGAATCCAGGAAAGTTAGCCTATATAGTTCCTAGAAATAATAGTGCTATGAAAGTCTTTATTAATAAGACAGAAGAAGTAAAGAACTGGGCTGTCACTAACTCTAATTTCATAGATACATATGGAGAAACTGCATATATCTTTGCTCCTAGAGTTGGAGAATATAATCCAGATGTTTATTCTTGGATGGAATCTGAAGGTATCTTAAGGTTCCCAAAGGGTAAAGATGAGTTTAATAAATATCTAAAGAACTACCTAAAAGATGTGCAGTTATCAGAAGACCGTGAGACTTACTTTGGAATTGAAGATAATCAAAAGGCTGAGTTGGCAAAAACTACTGATATTGACCTACGTAGACAGATTATCTACAAAGCACAACAAGCCCGCAAGGCTATGTTAAATTCTAACCCATACCTAAAGGCAGAAATTATGGGTAATATAGATAACCAGGGTGAACTAGAGGTTAAGTTCAGAGAGTTATCAGAAATAGTATCTAGCAAAAATAGTCCGCTAGATAAACGTTCAAGGGCTGCTATGCAATTAGTTGTTTCTGAGATGGGTCAATTCTTAAATATTGCCCAAGACCAGAACATGGCTAGCCGTTATGACTTTAGCGAAGTAAAGGCTGCTAAAAAGAAAAGCATTAACAAAATAATTGAAGAGTACAGCAAAACATACCCAGAGGTTAGAGAGGCAAATCGTTTGATTTTCCGTTCACTATTGAACTCATACTCCAAGGATGTTACAACAGCAAGAGCACAGGAGGAATAGTATGGGTGACCGTCCATTTGAAATAGAAGCACAACAGAAGTCACAAAACTACGCAGACCTTGATGCTAAGTTTGGCGAAACTGGTGAGTACAGAATTACCTTTGACCAGAATGGTAGATACCGCCAAATTGTTAAAACTGATGGCGACCAAACTGTCCAATACTTTCTATATGTATACCCAGATGGTAACTTTGATGTTGTAACTGGAACTAAATATGTTGCTCAGGTTAAAAAAGATAATGCTGGCAAGTTAGAAAAAGTTAGAAGTGATTTATATAGAACTGGTTTTCTAACTGAAAAAGAATATACAACTAAAGATAGTAATGCCTTTACTACCGCTATTCTAAAGGCTGGTTCTACTCAATCAGTAGAACAAGTAGACTCTTTTCTTATAGATAAAGAAACTAAGTTAACACCGTTCTTTGATTGGACAGCAAGCCGTCCTGGCTCACCAGATGGTGGCCCTACAAAGAGCAGAGTTGAAACTACAGAAGCAGATGCTGCCGAGATGATAAATGGCTACACTCAGCAACTATTAGATAGACCAGCAACTGAAGAGGAAAAGAAACTATTCTTTCAAAAGATTAAATCTGCTGAGAAATTAGCAGTAGTTATAAATAAGAATGTTGGCGGAGTGCAGGTAACAAGTGGTTCTAAATTAGCAGATGCTGATTATAGAGAGATTGCCTTTGAGACACTTAGAAAGTCAGTATCATCTTTAACTGATGAAGAGATAGGCAAAGGAACTGGGGCGTTAAGCCAATCAGTATCTTCCCTAAAGGAATATGCTACCCAGTATGGTATCAATCTGTCTAACCGTGAAGCATTTAATCAGGTAATGGGTGGAATGGTAGAGGGTGGAACTCTTACTACTGGCAAGTTAGATTCACAACAACAGGCTATTAAGAATATGGCTAAAACTTTCTATCCCAATATGTCTAGCATCATTGATGGTGGTGGAACTGTTAGTGGTATAGCAGACCAATTTGCTTCTATTATGTCTAGAACTTTAGAGATACCAGCAAATTCAATTAACGTATTTGATAAAAGAATTCAAAAGGCTCTGGCCAATAACGGAAAACAAGGTGTAATGAATACTACCGATTTTGAAGTCCTATTACGTAATGAACCAGAGTGGCCTAAAACTAAAAACGCTAAAGAAGAAGCAGCAAGTTATGCTACTAGTATTCTTCAGAGTTTTGGATTGATGGCATAATGGCAACTAAAAAGAAAATATCTGCAGAAGAAGCAGCAGTTCGTGCAGCACTTGCAGTGGTTCAGGCTGATACTGGCTTAGCAA